GCTTCACGCACAAGTCCTGTTAACGTTGTAAGACTGCTTGGCGATCAACATCCTTCTGCAACAGACGATGCTGGTTATGCTGGATGGAGACTTAGTAGTTCTTTGCCTGCTCTCGCACAAGCGGATAACTCAACAGCTTATGGTCTCTTTATTACAGACAAGGCGAATGCCCCCGCGTCAATACCCTTTGGAATTCTTGATATTCCAAACTTCAATGGTGCACTCCTTGGATCCGCTGGTTCAGATTTCGCAGTTTTAAGTGTTTTCCATTTAGTTAGCTTAGCGGTAACGCCGGCTTTTACTGTAGCTGGAGGCTTAGCTTTTCAAATTAATTTTGACGACACTGTTGCAGCCGGTACAATTGTAAAACTAGAAAATGCTGGTGGTGATGGTTCGTCTGGTGTAGGAAGAAGCCAAACAGGTGGCGTTGTTAATGTTTATTCGATCGGTATAGATCTTAGTGCTGATACTGCTACAACTGTTATAGGTTACATTGAAACCGCATTTGAAACAGCAATTGCAAATGGAGACATATCTGATATTGCTATTGACAACAACACAACCTCTCTGACCATTTATAATTTGTCTACAACTAAAGAACTCAACATGGCCGATAAAAGTCAAGCCGGTACACACAACGGAGGCACAGGCGCCAACTTGCGATTTACCGCTGGAGGCTCTGGAACAGCGATGAATGATCTGTATGGTACAGAAGTAGCTTTTACATCAGATGGTGTAGGCGAAGGAACTCTCGCTGCTATCTTTTATGCAGACACAGGATGCCTTGCTCTCAGTGGATCAGACGAAACAGGAACAGCCCAAGAATCAGTTAATGCTATAATCAAATCGGATGCTGCTAGCAAAGGATTTACAATGAGTGTGTTCGGTACCACCGGCACAGCATCAGAAACAATTTCTTTTAACTTTGACCGCACAAGTGGAAACTATATTAGAAACAAATTTAACACAAATCCACAACTTGTAAATTTGGATGTTACCGATGCGGATGACCTTAAAACTTATTGGCTTGGAGAAACATTCGAAAGAAGTCTCGCAGCTAAAGTAACCGGCTCAGCTGCCGGAGAACAGTATGGTGTTCTTATTCCTCTTCATAAAGGAGGTCTTGGTTCAACAAAGACTGGTAACTGGTCTTATCACAAAACTGGATCAGCAGAAGCTAAATCTGGTTATCTCATTGGCCGCAACTACGGAACCCCTTCTGCATACGTTGGAGAAACAACTTCAACAAAACTTTTCCGCTTTGAGTGTATCCACGCCGGTGAAGAAGTTCAAAAGAATATTATAATTGGAATTGAAGAGCTCAAGCTAGCAACAAACGAAACCATTTATCCTTATGGAACATTCTCTGTTAAAATTATGGATGTTAATGGTGGGACTCTAGAGAAATACACTGGATGTAATCTAGATCCAAACTCTCCAAATTATGTTGCTCGTAGAATTGGTGACATGTATATGGAATGGAACGACACTGATCGTCGCTATCGTTCTTTTGGAAACCATGCAAATGTTTCCGATTACGTTCGTGTTCGAATGTACTCAGAAGAACAAAACTATGACTCAACAGATCTTCCTGTTGGTTTCCTCGGGCCTGGACGTCCAAAAGGATTCGGCGCATTGACCGGAGATCCGGATGCTAAATCTTTCGATCTATCGGATGACTTTGCAGGAGCTTTTGCTGAAGGGAACGCTACAGTTATTAAGTCTGCAGGAACAACTAGCACCTTTTTGGACCTAGACACAATTGAAGCTGTTAAATTCTCATTTCCTCAAATTCCTTTGCGAGTTAGCGGATCTGATGGATTTTCATCTAACCCTTACAAAGCATACTTCGGAATTCGTCCAAAGGTTGCTAGCAATTCTACTCTTCACGATGAGGATTATGTTGACTACCTTCGTCCGCTTCCACCAGAATATGCTGCTCAGCAATTTGCTCCAGCTAGCACAGATGGGTTTGAATATTCATTCGTTTTCTCTCTTGAAGACATTGTTGTAAGCACTGCCAATAACACCGTAGTATGGACTTCAGGTTCACATGCTATTGGAGATGCATTCTCAGCGACAAATAGTCTCTCAGAGCTTCTAGACAAAGACGTTAGACAATTCGCTCTTCCACTCTTTGGTGGATTTGACGGACTTGACATTACAGAGAAAGAACCTTTCCGTCAAAAATTGATTGGTGAGGCTCTTTCCGAGACAACAAACTATCTTCATTATTCTTTGAACAAAGCACTTGACTCTGTCTCAGATCCAGAAACCGTTCCTGCAAATCTTATCGCAGTTCCAGGAATTAAGAATGCAATCATTACAAACAAAGTTGTTTCAATTGCAGAATCTCGTAAAGATGTTCTTGCCATTATCGACCTTGTTGACGATTACACACCTTCTTACGAATCTAAAGCTGATCAAAATACTCGCTTGGGTTCTGTTACAGCAGCAATCTCAAGCCTTAAAAATCGTCAACTAAATTCAAGCTATGCTGCAGCATATTACCCTGCAGTTCAGATTCAAGACAACCTCAATAGCGGTGAACGCGTTTGGGTTCCTTCTTCTGTTGCTGGAATTGGCGCTATTGCTCAGTCAGAAGCTAGATCAGAAATCTGGTTTGCTCCTGCTGGTTTCAATCGCGGTGGACTTGGAAACCTCGGAGGCCGTTCTGGTCCTCGTGTAATCCAAGCGCGTCAACGACTTGATTCCTCTGAAAGAGATAAGCTTTATGAAGTTAACGTTAACCCAATCGCTACATTCCCCAACGAAGGAGTTGTAATCTTTGGACAAAAGACACTTCAACAATTACCTTCTGCTCTAGATCGCATTAACGTTCGTCGTCTTATGATCTTCCTTAAAGCAGAAATTAGCAAAGTAGCTAGAAATGTACTCTTCGACGCAAACGTTGAATCAACATGGGCAAGATTCCGCTCTCAAGCAGAGCCAATCCTTTCTGATGTTAAAGCAAAGTTTGGTCTTACAGATTACCGACTTATTCTAGACTCTACAACAACCACAGCAGATCTTATCGATAGAAACATTCTATACGCTAAGGTATTTTTAAAGCCAGCGAGAGCTATTGAATACATTGCAATCGACTTTGTAATCACTCGCACAGGCGCAGATTTTGCGTAAGCCAACTAGTTATAGTAAATTATAGGAGAACATAATAATGGCATTTTGGACAACAACCCCAGAGAGAGATCCTAAGAGAAATTTTAGATTTCAAATTTTCATCACCGGTGTTCAGGGAACTGAACCTGCTGTATGGTGGGCAAAGAAGGTAGCTAAGCCTAACTTCACAATTGCTGAAAGTAAGCATGTTTACATGGGCCACACATTTTATTATCCCGGAAAAGTTGAATGGCAAGCAATTTCCATGACACTTGTTGATCCTGTTGATCCCGGCTCTCTTTTCAGAATTAATCAAATTATTCGTTCTGGTGGATATGTTATTCCGGGTGACGCTAACCAACTTACAACTCAATCTAAAGCTAAAACTAATGGTGCAATCGGAAAAGTTGCGATCCGTCAACTTGATGCTGGTGGAACCGCAATTGAAACTTGGGAACTTCATAACCCATTTATCAAGAAGGTTGCATTTTCTGAGCTTGATTACGAGAACGATGACATTTCAACAATTGATTTGGAATTCCGCTATGATTGGGCAACATGTGAAACTGCTGATCAAGGTGCTCTCGGAACATTCTTCGAAGCAGAATAAGAGAGAGTTAAATGTCATGGTGGACAAATCCGAACCTGCAGCCTAAAACCAAAAGCAAATTTGTTGTTGTTTTTGGTGGGTCTTTCTATTTGCCTAATGTCAAATCGTTAAACAAGCCAAAGGTTGAATTTGACACAAAAGAGTATCGTCTATTAAATCATAAGTTTAATTATCCCGGCAACGCAACGTGGCAACCGATAACAATAAAATTTGTTGATATGAATGGAATGGGAATGCAAACAGAACACTTCGATACCGGAGCTTTTCTTTGGCAGATTATGAATAACACAGGCTATACTTATCCTCATGTTAACAATTCACAATTCAGAGATCCTCATTTCCGTAATGTGGATGATGAAAGTGGATCTGAATTCGGCGGTGGGCATCACGTTTCAACAAAAATAAACTTTCGTGACGATGAAAAAACAGATTTAGTAGAGGCTGATACTTGGAGGACAATAACAACTCCGGAAAAATCTTCAACAATCGCAAACTCTTTTGGACTTGGACTCACTGGGGTTGCGGATGTTAAAAGTGCTTCGACATCAAAACAAAGAATTTCTATCTATCAAGTTTCTCCGGACAAGAAAATAACAGAATGTTGGCATCTCATCAACCCAATTGTAAAAACGATAGGATGGGGAGATCTAGATTATTCTGCTGATGATTTAGTAGAGTACGAACTTGGAGTTGTTTATGATTGGGCGGTTATGGATAGAACAGTAATAGGCAACCCATTGAACGTAGACGAGCTTTCATATAAAGAATTTATGAAAACATTGTTTGTCGATAATGAAGAAGCAATAATGGATGAACGTGTACGAGCAATAGAAGAGGCTGTAGAGGCAACACCAGCACTAACAACACTACCAGAGGGATCATCAATGTTATTAAAAGATTTCGATCTCGAAGGAGGTACAACCCTTCCCACTAGT